GATGTAAAGTTAAAAAAAAAGAAGAGGCTGACCAAAGAAGAAGATCGCAACAACTGGAGAGATGGCAGTTTAGAATTGCAGTCGGTATTGCGGTCTTGGTGGTATCCCTTGTCATTGCAGGCTTGATGTACGAAATTAATCAAGATTACAAAAGCCGTAAAAAAGAACAAGAGTGGGACATTGAGTTTAGAAAACACTATTTTGATGACACGACAATAGAGTGTGAGCGTATTTTCAGAAAGACAGGCTATTGGCCTAAGTATTGTGCTTAAAGGATAGATATGAGCTGGTTAACAACAATTGAACAATTAGCCCCGACTGTGGCATCTTGCCTTGGCACTCCTGTGGCAGGGATGGCTGTCTCTGCCCTAGAATCTGCTTTGGGCATGAAGTCTGAGGACATACAAAAAAGCATTGAGGATAATAAATTAACTGCCGAACAAGTTGCATCTATACAACAGGCAGAGATTGCGCTTAAAGCTAAGGCACAGGAGCTAGGGTTAGATTTTGAGCAATTGGCAACTGAGGACAGAAAATCTGCCCGTGATTTACAACAAAACACCCATTCCATTATTCCACCCCTGTTGGCTTTGTTGGTAACAGTCGGGTTTTTTGGGATATTGGTGGGTCTTATGATGGAAACATTTAAGACTTCAGATGCGTTATTATTGATGCTTGGGTCACTAGGTACTGCATGGACTGCTATCATGTCCTTTTACTTTGGATCTAGCGCAGGCTCACAAGCCAAAGATGCAATGCTCCACCAATCACAACCAACAAAATGAAAGAAAACTTTACCAAATCTTTACAAATGCTTTTGGTTCACGAAGGCGGGTTTGTTAACGATCCCAAAGATCCAGGTGGAATAACTAACTTTGGAGTGACCAAAGCCGTGTACGAGAAGTATATGGGTCACCCAGTTGACGAGGCAATTATGAGGGGGCTTACGCATGAAGATGTTGCACCAATTTATAAGATGCTTTACTGGGATCACATACATGGTGACAATCTACCTAATGGGTTGGATTATGCTATGTTTGATTGCGCCGTTAATTCTGGTGTTAGCCGTAGCGTATCATTTCTTCAGAGAATATTATCGTTAAAGGCTGACGGTGTGATGGGGCCTGAAACCCTAGAGCAAGTCGGTAAAGCAAAGATTGACGAATTAATCAAACAATTTGACACAGAGCGCCAAAGGTTTTTAGAAGGTTTGGACACTTTCCCACACTTTGGGAAGGGTTGGACTGCAAGAATTTCACAAGTAACTACACAAGCATTGGAGATGGTATGAATTTCAAAATCGAAGGTAAAGAATATAAGTCACCCAAATCACACTATGTCGTGGTTCGTGAGCACGAAAAGAAAACAGAAAACGAGCTACACAGATTAGAAGACAAGCTCAAAAAGCACGAGTCTTTGCCTTTAGAGAAAGCTCATCCATCTAAATAAGACTGTTTTTATAGTCTATATAGGTTTGGGGTACAGGCACACTATCAGGCCACAAATCGGCTTCTATAAGCCTGTAAACTGTTTTTAGGTGCGCTGTATCCCAAAGCCTTTCCCTCTCGCTTTTAGAATAAATAGACCCCTGATCGATGTTCATGTGGCAGATGTGGCAAAGCGCTGCAATCATATTATCGTCTGCTTTAATACCTTTACCCTTGCCGTGTATTCCTTGGTTTGAATGGGCAGCGACTATCGTCCCATCATCCGCACCACATAATTGACAATGTAGGTAGCGACAGTTGTAAAGTAGTTTGGGACTACGAATGTATGTTCTTTTTAAGTGGGACTTCATTTTCAGCGCACCAAACATATAACCATTCAATAAACTGACTGGCCTGTTCTTTTGTAAATTTACGGCTCTGTATCCCTAATTGGACAATCCTAGACCCATCCAAGCTCGGCACGACTTTACCGCCACTTAGTCCTGTTTCGTGGCCAAATTGGTCGATTAAAAAGCGTTTCCAAGACTCGGCATCCCATTTTGCGCCCATGTGCTTGGCAGCTTCCGCTATCTCACCAATTATTTCGTGATAAAGCCTATTTTGATCGTCTGATCTGGTTTCTGCATCAATATTGAGTACAAGGGTTTTCCCCGATTCAAGTGCCGTTTTCATCTTAGGCCACAAGTTTTTTATAAGGGTCGTGCCCTGTTCAACATTGACTAACTTATATTGCATATTAAACAATCAATAAATTTAACATTCTGAGGGCGCTTTCTGGCGAATCCACCAGGCAAAACGGGCCACCTTTCCAGTTTTCGGCAAAATGCTTTTGGTTCTCATTAAACCCTTTTTTCCCGTATGCGGAGTTGGGATTCTTACATTCCATAAGAAGGGTTTTATTGTTCATGCCAACCAATAGATCACAGGGTTCGTCTAGGTAATAAACAGTCGCACCAATGGCCCTGAGAGCCTCCACAATGGCTTTTTCGTTATCGTCTCTACGACTAGCTCTTCTCATTCTTTTTTTCCTCTATTCGAGTTTTAACGTCTTTGGCTAGATTTTCCCAAAGTCTATTGTTCTGCATTTTCTGGCGCACTTGGTCACGGATATATTCCACCCAAGCTGGTTGCATGGCTAGATGGGCGTAAAGCTCCACAATTTCCTCATAATGCTCGTCAAATGCGTCCATTGAGCCACCTTTTGTAAGATTCAGCTTCCTTTTTATCTTGGGAACGATCACGTTTAAGTTCATCAGCACGTTTAGGATACCTTGCACGTTCTAGGTGTTTAATAGGTACATCCCACTTTGGGACGGGTTGCCAGATTGTTTTAAATTCCACGCCCTACTCCCTTAATTTTATCTCTTAACCAATCGGGCATTGGGACTGCCTTGGCTTTTTCCTCGTCCAATTTAACAAGGTAAGGATCACGTTTTTGAACCATTGTAGATATTTCTGGAATATCAGCTCCGTCCCATCTTTGTTGGTTTAAGTACACAAGGGGCGCAGGAATAAAGGCCCCGTTGTCTTTTCGCCATTGGTCGGTCGTCTTCATCCACTCAACATGCTTAATTATTTGCTCTGCACAACTATCACAGTAGTATTTCTGCCATTTTTTCAAACATTCTGACTTAGCGCCTTTTCTGACCGATTTAGGCCAAGCTGTCCAAAAGTCTTCAAATCCCATTTTTTTATTCTCCATAGGTTCTACTAGGGTGGATAGTACCATTCCCTCTCCAGCTAGATTGTTTAACATAATTTAAATAAAGATAATAACAAAAACAAAAAAAGCCCAAGTGCGCTTGACGAGTTTATTCGCTTAGACCTTGAGTTAGTTTCCACCGTAGTCTCAAGGCTTACCAGTACCTAAACTGAGTCTGGTCACATTTTTCACAGGGGTGTGTCTGTGTGCGGTGTTTTATCCCAAGCCGTCCATTCAAACGCTCTGCTCCGTGTGGGGTACGGATGCTATCAGACAATAAAAAAAGCCACTTAAAAAAGTACCTTGGTCGAGTCCCCATACGTTTTATTTACGAGAGGGGCAAGATACTTCTGTAAGTGGCCTTAACTATTGCACTCGACTGCAACGGTTTGGATTATACACTAATTTATAACGTCAAACCATTCAGGTCGCATAACTCTTAGCTGAAAAACCCTAAGTTTAGGAATTTCCGTCCAATTATGTATAGCTTGCCTAGACACGCCTAAAAGACGTGCTAATTTAGCTGAACTACCCGCTAGTGATATTGCTTTGTTTTTATCCATGTTGTTTATTGTACACGCTAGTTGACTAAAAAGCGACACTTTACAAATATTTTTAAATAAAACAACAAATACGTCAATTTTGATGTACATTCTAGTCATGCCACACACATCGAGTGGTCTTTTAAGGAGCTAGTATGAGTAATAGAAATTATTTTGAAGACGTAGACTTTGAATTAGAAGATCTTAAATATCAGGTCTTTTCTGATAACCGCAGACGTAGCGAATTAAACGCTTTTCCTGATTGCCGTGACCCAGCTCACCCAGGCTGTGCAGATTGCGAGGAGATCGACAATGACGATTAAATTTCGCAAGGGCAATATTAACCCTACCACACGCACATTCCCACGCACACTTGCCGAGGCTTTTCCAGAAACGCCAGAGCCTAACTTTGAGAAACCTATGGATAAAGAAGACAAGATCGTTATTGGTGGTTGCGCTTTAGTCGCATTATTTTTAGTTGTTATGGTTATTGGAGGTTGGTTATGAAGTCAATACACGCTGCGTTTGTTCAGGCACAAAAAGAATTTGGCCCTGCGCTAAAGACTGCCACAAACCCACACTTTAAATCTCGATACGCAGACTTGTCCGCTTGTATTGAGGCCGTCATTGATGCGCTAAACCACAACGGAATAGCTTTAATGCAAAAGCTCCATGAGTCTGACAAAGGTGTGGCGATTGAGACAATCTTTGTTCATGAGTCTGGAGAAAGTATGGCAAATGGCATTTTGCATGTTCCAGCATCCAAGCAAGACCCACAAGGCTACGGATCTGCTTTGACATACGCAAGACGTTATTCTTTGATGGCAGCTTGCGGAATAGCGCCAGAGGATGACGATGGAAACGCTGCGAGTCGCAAACAGGAAATTAAGTCAACTGTAAATGAGTCAGAAATGGCAGATTACATGGCTGCAATGGATGAGTGCGTGACTATCGAGGCATTACAAAAGGCTTTTACTCAGGCGATTGCTGCGACTGATGGCGACACCGCTTGGCAAAAGGTGCTCATAGGTAAGAAAGATCAACTCAAAAAGAAACTTGGAGGTTCTAAATGATGGACGAAATTAATCTCAGGGATTATTTTGCAAGTCAGGCGCTGATTGGCCTTATCTTTTGGCGCAAGTCCATCGATAATGAGATCATCCGAATTGCTTACAAAGTCGCTGATTGCATGATGGTTGAGCGAGAATTTAAAAAGATTG